AAGATTGTTGAAAAATTACAAAACACGGAGGAAAAGTAAGATGGCATCGCCAAAGAAAAAGAAATTAGCTAGAGCACGAAGAAGACTAGAAGCCGAACGTGCTGCCGCAGCAGCGACGACAGAGGTTGTCACTGCAGCTGCAACAGAAACAGTTGCCACCACAGCAGATACTACTACTGAGACTTCAACTACTACAGAAGCCACAGAGACTGTTACTACAGAAACCGCAGAAACCGCCGCCACTACGGGCGCCGTTGCAACAGCGACTGCGACTGTAGAAGATGCTGCTACCGTAGCTGCTGTTACTGAAACTGCGAAAGCAACTGTAACAACTGCTGCAACCGAAGAAGCAACCACTACTTCGAAAGCAACAACTACCGCAAAGTCGACTTCGAAAAGTACAGCAAAGAGAACAAGAAAAACGTCTTAATTTAAAATGGACTTCGCATCACTTACAAGACGGTTTTTAATGAATGAAACCAAAGAGCCGGGTATACAGAGTTATATCCTAGCTCTCGGTGAAATTATCCATAATGTAAAACCAGGGACTCAAAGAGACTCCCGCCGTCTTGAAGTGGCTAAGACCCACCTAAGAGAGATAAAACGCCACACAAAGCGGCTACAGGAGCGTGTGAACGTCCTAGAAGAGCGTGTTAACGTCTTAGAAGAACAAAAAGGAGACTAATCATGGGCGTGACCCACATGATGCATCCGTTTGATCTACCCAATGTCAAAACGGGAAAAGACTTATTAAACTTTTTTCAAGACGCAAGTCGGTGGCTTAAAGAGAACTCCGCTGCATTGAAAATTGATGGTACTAATATACCCGTTAAGCTAATCGATGGCGACTTCGGAAAACAATTCGCTGGTGATCGTGGTTCTCTCCATCATGCAGATGTGGCCGGCCTAACAAGTAAGAATGTAGCTACAAGATTCAGAGAAGGACATGGGTTTATAGAAACCATACCTGCCGTAGCTGCGGTTTTTGACGCGGTACTTCCCAACATTGAAAAAGAATTAGAAGCACTTGGAATGATGGATGATCCATCAATTTACTTAAATACCGAATACGTACCCGCTTCCGGAAAAGGAAATGTCATACAATACGGAGATCAAGAAGAGGGTGAAGAGTCAGTCAACACAATTGCAATTCATAACTTAAGCCAGTTTTATGCTAAAACAAGCAAAATTAAAGGCAAAGCTGTTCGGCCGGGCTTACCTAGGCCGATTGATCCGATAACAAAGCGCGCAACGACCACAGATGCTGCAACTGAAATTCCATACGATGAGGGTGTTATGAAAAGCCTCATTGCAAAGATGAACGCAACACTACAGAAACAAGAGTTGCCCTTTAAGGTTTTCGGAAGTGTGCCAACACACAAACTAAAGGCAGATATTAACTTAAGTGAAGTTTTAGAATCTCCTGTCTCAATATTATTAGACGAAGAAGTTACCACCAAATCTCTTGGAGAATGGCTAGCTCATGCTGTTAACCCAAAGCGAGAAACCATGGAGCTGAGTAACGGTAATGTAGTGGCAGCTGTACATAAAGAAATATACCAACGTATTATTCCGGAAGATCCCAGTAACGCCTTGGCAGTAGCAAAGCTTCTTGCGAATCCCGAAAGAGACTATAAGAAGGCAATCGATGGGGCTATATTCTATCACGCGACCAGATTACTCGGACAAGCTATATTGGATCCTCTCGATAGTGAACTTGGTTCTGTCATGGATCATGAAGGCATTGTGCTCCGCGATAAGACTTTTGGGCCCAATCCGGTTAAGATTACTGGCAATTTCATATTGGGTGGCCTCGTGTCTTCATTCAAGCGCAACGAATCTTTAACCGAAGAGGACGATTCGCCGGTTGGTGAGAGTTCTGTTGTTTTCATTCCGGGCGGTTTCAAACCTCCACACAAAGGGCACGTATATCTCATAAAGAAGGCCATTGAACTAGCAAAAGACTCAAAACCTTACATAGTTACAGGAGAAACTTCAAGAGATGGTATAACATTAGATCAATCTAAACGTATACTTGACCTTTACCTTAAAAATGAGGATGTTGCCGTAGGTTTTTCGCGTGATGAAGTAGATATCTTGTTTGTTCCTGAAACCGGAGTACCAAAGCTTGATGCCGAAGGTCGCGAAATGCTTAGGAAAGATGGCCAACCAATAATAACAAACAGTCCCCTTCAAGTAATTTATAACAAATCGATGGAACTACCTCCAGACACAACAGTTTTTATTGCTTCAAGTGCGGCTGATCCCGGACATGCGTCTGTTGGGACTTCAATTAAGGATTCTAGGGAAGATCTAGATGTTAGACCATTAATCATCCAGATTCCAGAAGAGTACATGGATGCCAAGACGGGACAGAAACTAAGCGCCACAGTGTTAAGAAAAGCTATTAAAAACAGTGATTTTGAGAGATTTAAGGACTTCGTGCCTGAAGCTTCTTTGAAAAGCGCTGGCTTTGTATTCCATGAGGTGCTAGGTGCCGGATTTCCATCGAATGCGGCCGATAACCCATTTGAAATCTCAGATGTTGGTCATTCTATTGAACATGACGAAGAGCTAGAAGAGATGAGCGTGTCTACTGGAGTTGGTGCTATGGGTCATATGGGGACATCAAGAAAAAGAAAGAAGCAGTTAAAAGAACTATTTATTAATGATGTTCTAGACTATTTAATAAGATAGAGGATTTTACTATATGTCAATTGAAAGAGAAACATTCATAAAAGAACTTGAACTTCGCGAAAACATTCGCCGAGCAGTTCGAATCGTTAAAGCCAACAAGATACAGGCGATTAACGAGCAAAAAGCTCAAGAGCAGCATCTTCGCACCTTGATCAACAGAACAATAACGGAGCAGAAATTAACAGATATCGATTCTGTGTTCTCTTTCCTCTTCGAACAGGAGCAAGTCGACCCAGACGAAGCGCCACACCGTTCGACTGCAATCAACAAGCTAGAAACGCTTCTCAAGGCTATCATAGACAAGCTAGAGGACGGATATAAATCTCTAACAACTGCGCCAGAGCAGCGAGAGTCATACAGAGCCCATATTGTCAATGGTGTAGTAAACGCCTTATCGGTAGTTGATTCTAAGGATGAGAAGCAGCATGGGGGCGGAAAAACTCCTATAGTTCCTGTGACCGAAGAAGTCGGCGTTGATATCGGAACGGAGCCAGAAGAAGATGAAGCTTTTCTTGCAGTCCGAGATGTAGATAAACAGAAATTAGAAGACCCGGATCCGGAAATAGAAAAAGCTGCAAATTTCGGGATCGAAGGTATGGATGAGACCGGCCGCGATTTCGCCATTGAGGCGTTCGATGAAATTGATTCGCAGATTGTCAATGTTTATTCAAAGCTTCGAAATACTGCCGATAAAAAAGAATTTCAAGATTATCTAGTAACGAACCTCAAGTTGCATTTTGATATTTTTGAGAAGGAGCTGGACGCTAAGATAGCCGAGCCTACAACTCCGGAATATGAAAGGGAGCAGGATGCCAACGCGGCAGGGATGGAAGAACCTCCCATGGCCGAAGAAGATATCAGCCTAGATCTCAACGAAATTAAGCAATGGCTCAAAAGTCAAAAAAGATAAGAGGCAAGAACCAATCTCATAGTATTTCTAGAAAGTTACGACTAGAGAGAAAGTCCTCAGACGAATTCGAAGTGATGCTGAACTCCTTAACTCTGGAGGAAATTGTCGGACTTAAGTTAGAGTTGGCATCAAAAGCAGTCAAAGGCAAGATGTATGGAATCCCTCTCTGGAGTAAACTTCCGGAAATAGCCCGGGACGCAGCATTTAAATATGCGGCCTCTGCCACGAAATCCAAGTCTGAAGCTGCAAAGTTCTTAGGTATCAGTGTCTTAAGGTATAACAAGTTATATTATCGTTATACAATTGATGAGTATTTTACTGAGAATAAAGAGGATTTGTGATGTCAGGGTCTCAGGAAGAGGATATAGTGGATAATTATCTTGATATCAATACTAATTGGTGTTATAATTAAAGCTAATAACTAAAAGAAGGGGGTGACTAGGTATCGACAGGGTATAAAATATTGAATGGTGCAAGCTGTGCAACTACTGAATATAACACATAAAACTTAATTCAGAACTATAATAACTGCCAATAACGCAGATTACGATCTAGCCTTAACCGCTTAATCCTTGGTTGCTCTTCATACCAAGTGTCCAAGAAGAGTCTAATAAATAAAACGTTTGTTTTTTAGTTTTTGTCGGATTGAAAAAAAGCTAAAACAATTGCCACATTGTGGCCAAGCTTGTGAATGACCTGAAAATATGTATATTTCTGGACGACGGTGCAAGTCCGTCCACCTCCACCATATTAAAAGGCGTTTCCACCTTTCATAGACTACTTACTATGGAGGGTGGATATGTCCAAAATTACATTAACCTGTCCTATATGTGGGATGCATTTTGATAGAAACAAAAAAGAATATAATAGAAGTCAAAGGGTTGGCCGGCCAAGTTATTGTTCTAGATCTTGTTCTGGTAAGGCCAATATTCAAAGTTTAGGACGCTATGTTGGCGACGACAGCCAGCTTCGGCTTCATGGATATAAACGAAAAGCAGATGAGTTTTCTAAATTTAGATATTTTTTAAGACGTATAAAATCTAGAGATTATAAAAAAGGTAAAAGCGATATTGACTTACCCTATCTCAAAGAGTTATGGGTAAGTCAAGAAGGTAAGTGCCCTTTTACCGGATGGGATCTCATCCTTCCAAATAACTCATCGAAACGAAATGATAGATCCGCAATGAGAGCATCTATAGATAGAATTGATAACAATAAAGGTTATATAAAAGGAAATATTCGTTTTGTAGCTGTGATGGCTAACTACTGCCGAAATTCTTTTTCTGATGATGAAGTTAAGATGTTTTGCGAAGCAGTTGTAAGAAATAGAAATATATTATGAAGAAGATCTTATTATATATAATATTAATATTAATAATACCTAATACTATATTAGCTGGTAATTTAATTACTAACTTTTCTAGAATTCATGCAATAGACTCTCAGCCATATAAAATTGGTAAATGGATCGATATTCCTCAGATTGTTGTTTGCAGTACTGCTCCCATCACCCTAGAAGGTGTAAAGGCCGCAATCGATTGGTGGACTAAAAGGGGTCACAAACTTAATAAAAATATTATATTTAAGAATAAAGAAGCTGATATTATATGTAATGAAGCTACTCCTATAGGTTATATAACAATTGATATAGGAGATGAGAATACATTACAAAAAGACACCTCTCTGGGCACTTCATATGTCTCAGTATTAGATCCAATTGGTGAAATCGTATGGACCAGAATATATCTTAAATTTACTCCCAATCCAATGGTCTTAGAACATGAACTAGGTCATGGTTTGGGATTTCTTCATTATAATAAAGTTGGCCATTTGATGCATGAGAAGTGGGCTGAAAGCGGCTGGTCTGATATAGGCTTAAATTTAAAATAATTTGTGGGCTGCATAACTCGACACTAGTTAGCTGTGGAGGGCGCCCCACTTGCGTAAAAAGAAGCTTAAAATTGGCCTTGTATCGGGTCATGATGAGAACATCTGGAGTAACGGCCTCGTACAGAATGTTTGGAACCTATATAGGCTTTTAAAATTAGCTGGTTACAACGTACATTGCGTATCTCAGAGTAGTAAGATAGCCGGGAAGAGCCTCTTTGACGCAAAGATCAAACCTCTACTAATAGAAAATGCAAATCAATATGATCTCATTATTGAGATTGTCCACGGCCTCACAACTAAATTAGCAGACAGTTATGTTAAGAAGGGTGGCATAGTTGTTGGTGTACAGTATGGAAACAATCTCCTAATCCACACAGAAAATATGTTATTCAAGGACGATCTGCTTCCAAAGCATGAGACCAGAAGGTCCGAAATATGGACTAGCCCTCACTACGATTTTGCAGTTCCAGCATATGAAATTTTAGAGAAAATGCCAGTTAAGATATGTCCATATGTTTGGGATTCAGATATATTTGATTTAGCATGCAAGAACAAAAAATATGATCCATTCTTCAAACAAGGGCAAGATATCAAAACATTTGCATCGTTCGAACCAAACATCAATATGGTGAAAACTAGTACAATTCCTATATTAATTGCTGAAAAGTACGCCGATATGACCGGTGATTATGACAAAGACGTTTATATATTTGGAGCTGAGAAACTTAAAGGAAATCCAACGTTTATCGATTTTATTCGCAAACTAGAATTACATAAAAAAAGAAAGATTTCTTTCGAAGGCCGTTGGCACACGCCCTTTGTAATGCATAAAGGTTTTGCGGACGTAATTATATCACATCAGTGGCAAAATCACTTAAATTACCTACAGTTAGAAGCAATGTATACAAATAGGCCATGTGTTCATAATAACCCTAGGCTTGCAGAATATGGGTCTTTTTATAATGAATTTGATGTTACTGAGGGCGCCTTGCAGTTGCAGAACGCTCTGGAGACTCATAATGAGAATTTTGAAGAGATATCAGAGATGAACAGAGAACGCCTTTGGCGGTTCAGTCCGATAAACAAAAAAAATGTACAGGGATATAGCGAACTAATCGAGGAGCTGATGGATAAAAGATGAAAAATGTATTCACTAAAATACCAAGAACGGGTGTAATTTATGTTACACAAAGAGCCACGGCCGAAGGATTTTATCGCGGCCATCCGGAGTGGTGCAACTTGGGTCAAGGCCAACCGGAAATAGGAAAACTAGTAAATGGTGTCGATAGGATCGAAGAGATTAAAATAGATCCATTGGATCATGAATATTCTCCAATAAGTGGCTTAAAGCCCCTCCGCCAAGCAATTGCAGATCAGTACAATGCACTATACAGAAAAGGTAAAAAGTCTAAATACACATATGAGAACGTCTCAGTCTGCCCCGGCGGCCGCGCGGCTTTAACAAGAGTAGTGGCATCGATAGGAAATATCAACCTAGGCCACTTCATCCCGGATTATACTGCCTATGAAGAACTCTTAGCTTCATTTAGGACGTTCAATACAATCCCTATATTATTAGATCCAGAGAATGGATATAATATATCGACACAGGATCTTAAAAAAGAGATTCACGGCAGGGGATTAGGCGCGCTGCTAGTTTCGAATCCCTGCAATCCAACAGGAAAAGTAATATCAGCTGATTCTTTAAACAAATGGATCGAGCTGGGTAGGGAATTTGATTGTGTTATGCTCATGGACGAGTTTTATAGTAGCTACATATATTCAGGCGCAAAAACAAATAAAACATTGAGTTCTGCGGCTTATGTAGAAGATATCAATTCAGATCCAGTCGTCATAATTGATGGAATGTCTAAAAACTGGAGATATCCAGGCTGGCGTGTTGCTTGGGCGATTGGGCCCAAAAATATCATTAGTTCCATTAATAGTGCCGGCAGTTACTTGGATGGCGGCGCCGCAAGGCCTCTACAAAGAGCGTGCCTGCCACTATTCGAAGATAACAAGATAGCTGTAGAAACTGCAGCTATCCAAAACACCTTCCGGAAAAAGAGAAGAGTGCTCCTCGATGGATTACAGAATATTGGCGTTTTTTTCGAAAGAGAGCCCGAAGGAGCGTTTTACGCATGGGGTAACATATCAAACCTCCCATCTTCCATCAACACCGGCCAGAACTTCCTTGAGGCGTGCCTGAAAGAGAAGGTAATTGTGGTACCCGGAGAGTATTTTGATGTCAACCCGGGAAAGAGAAGAGACAACAAGTCTAGATTCGCCAATCACATACGTTTTTCTTTCGGACCATCTGAAGATGTGATCGAAGAAGCCATTGGAAGATTGGAAAAGGTAATTCAGAGAGAGGGATGATGCTAGGTAAGATTTTCTTTACAACTGCATCTTTAATTGTTATTCTACTTTTAGCAACCATGCTGACAGATGAAGGAAGTCCCACCAGATGGAAGAAGTAACTGAGCCAACACCCCACGTTGATGGGCCCCCATGGACCATCGCCGCGCGCTTCGCAGAATTCGAAGAAGCTGATCGAAAGAGGAAAGAACTAGCCCAAGAGGAAGATCTGCAAGTAAAAGTGCACTATATGACACCTTTGCGCAAAGATCCCTTCTTTGCCGTAAAGACAAGGATAGATCCAACTTCTCAGCTGACAACAACTAAAAATAAGAAGAACAAGAAAAGAAAATCTTGACAACTAGTCATTTAAGCGCTATTATGGTGGCATGATTCGTAGTGAGACTAGACGAGAGCGTTATAACGGAAAACTAGTCGATGCAAAGACGTACCCGATATCTCTTTGTGCCATCAATTTTATGTTCGATGACAACATTGGGTACTTGATCCGCGCCGCAGCCTGCTTTGGCGCCAAAAAATTGCATGTAATAGGCAGAATGCCCCTGAGAGGCGCTGTGAAAGCCACTAGCGGCAGTCTGTATGACTACGTAGATATTGAACCTCACAGTTCACCAACGGCATTCTTAGAGCGGATGACAGAGGAAAATGTGCAATTAATTTGTGCGGAACTGGCCAATAGCGCCGTTTCCATTGAAAATTTCAATTTTTCCTATGAAAAAGAGATATGCATCGTCGTTGGTAACGAAACAACAGGAATTCCACCGGAGATTCTAAAGAAAAGTCAGAATATATTTATTCCAATGCCCGGTGTGGGATTTTGTTTGAATACTGCGCAAGCAGCGAACATCATGTTATACGAAACTGTTAAACAATATGAAAGGTTAAACAAATGAGTTTTAAAATTGAAAGAGTGGAGAATGGCTGGATGGCCACCCAAAATGCAGACATGTGGGTTTTTCAGGACGAAGACGGAGAAGTCGAAGAGAGGCTATCTGAATCTGAGAGCCTAGGCCGAACGCTAGAATTTTTATTTTCTGATTTCTTGCAATCGAAAGAAAATGGTGGTATAGTCTTGGGACACACTAGCGAGAGTTTAGAAGTAAATGAAGAGTCTTAAGCTAATATTAATAGCAATGCTGTTTTCGACCGGTTGCGCGCATGGCGTGATATATCAATTGAGTTTCAGCGCTGTCCCCACTTTGTCTGGGAACTGCAATCATTCATTCCCGATTAAAGGGAACAATGGTAACTATGGTTTTATATACCACACACATGAGAGCCCCTACTATGATAGGGTGTTGGCCGAACAGTGTTTCGCCGACGAAGCTACTGCAAGAAAGTTGGGATATCGTAGATATAAGCACCCGTAGCTCAGTCTGGATAGAGCAACGGTTTTCTACACCGTTGGTCGCAGGTTCGAATCCTGCCGGGTGTGCCACCCTTCACTTTTCATTATGATCAAACTAGAGAAAATCTTATTATTTACTATTTGTGTGATCCTCGCGATCATTCTTCGTGTTACTTGTGTGGGCGCCCAAGAAACTACAGCAAAACTTGATAAAGACACGTGCTTTGCATTATTTCAGCAAATCATAGAAACTCAGAATACTAGGCGAGCCTATCAGCTTGGATTCGAAGAAACGCTCCTCCGCCACGAAGAAAACAAAATTTCGAAAGAGCAGTACGATGCTTACCTTACTACTTGGAAAGACAAGGAAAATGAGTTAAGAACCAAGGTCACAGCGCTTTATAATCATGCATATGCCGGGAGCTGCTTCAACTATAAAAAGTAATTTGAATTTTTCGAATACTATTATATTATGAGAAGGGGCCGCATATGAAAATCACAGAAAAAATAAAAAAAGAGATAATTCTTAAAGCCATGGCCGAGTTCGGAAGTGAACCCGACTGGTATATAAAAAATAGTTCAGATATGGGCCTCACTCTCTACGCCGACTGCTGGGAAAACACAGATTTGTCTGGAAAACTAAGAATCGACTTGCCTGAAAGGTACCATGGATTAAGAACAGTGGTACTTCACAGAGAATCCCCGTCTTACGCGGAACCCGAAGGTAAAAAATTTACAATTTAGTTTGACATATGCTTGGTTTGATCTTATAATAAAGCAGAGGTTATAAATGAGTAAAAAAACAATTGTGGTTAGTGGCGGTTTCGATCCGGTACATGTTGGCCATGTAAGAATGATTCGTGCAGCGGCCGAGTATGGAGATGTGATTGTTGTTATCAACAGTGACGACTGGCTCATGAGGAAAAAGGGTTATATCTTTATGCCATGGAATCAACGCCGCGAAATCATTGAATCGATAATTGGAGTACACGAAGTTGCAACTGTAGATGATACAGATGGCACTGTGTGCGAGGCGTTAAAAAGGCTGCAGCCGGCATTGTTTGGAAATGGTGGAGATCGTACAAATAAAAATACTCCGGAAATGCAAGTTTGTGAAGACTTGGACATCGATATGCTCTGGGCTCTAGGCGGTGACAAGGTTCAAAGTAGTTCTGTATTAGTTGCAGCTGCTGTAGGCCTGCAGCCCTCCGTACATGAAGAAAATAGCTTGACAACTCCATCTGAATCCTATATACTAACACCAGAACATATGATTGGGGAAGAACGATGAAATTTAATCTAGAAACTCAACCCGACGCCGGCGCCTATTTCATCAACTTTACACACGTGAAGGGTGGAAATTACTATCATGCGTATGTTAGGTTAGACGATGTGGTTTCCTGGGAATCGGAGATAGTAACATATGCAGATTCTGCAGAGAAGCGCTCCGCATATAGTAATGGTCAAGAAAACTGGGTTTTAACCACGAATCACAGATCTTACAAAACGGTTCAAAATTTTAATGAAATTATGGACACGTGCAATTGGCACTCACCCCGAACGACATCGGTCGGCTCGCCCACTGGAAGATTAGATGATGTGACTGTTGCTAATAGAAAGGAATCCCATGGAAAACTTTCGTAGTATCATATCGAGTTCATTAATGCGATTAAACAATTTTATCATCATGTCTGCAGCTTGGTTGCTAATGTTTGCTATTGTTTCTTGTTACGTCGTTACAATGTCTGGAACAATCTCTTATATTTGTAATTCATATAAGATGGACGGATATATGGATATTCGTTTTGGTATGACTGTGTTTGTGGCGATTGTTGGCCTAGTTTGGGTACCCTATTATATTAAGGATATCTCTAGATTCATCTTCGTACGAGATCACAGACAATAATAGGCAGGTAGCTCAGTTGGTAGAGCAGTGCCTTTACACGGCACCGGCCGCAGGTTCGAATCCTGTCCTGCCTACCATTAAATAATAGTTGTAGAAATTCCAGCTTTCTTTGCATCGATTTGAAGTTGCAAAGTTTCAGCATATTCTCTGAATACGTCTGATGTGTTGAGAGTGATTCTCATTTTATTAAGAATAAGTTGTGTTGTCGGCGGGTAGTAAGCTTTTTGCCGGCCAATCATTTGATTCAATTCTTGGACTTTATCGTGTGCGTAATAAAATGCGCGCCCTGGTTCTCTAGTGTTAACGAAATCTAATCCGCGTTGTGCTTCTTCTAAGAAATCTAATATTCTTTTATTTTGCGCGTTCGTTGGTTCCGGCGCATTATCGAAAAATCTGAGATAACTAAAAAGGTTTTGAATGTTGTTGGCCATATTCTCTTGGTTTCCTTGTGTAGTCTAATTATTTTTAAAAAAAACAAATAGCCGTTTTTTTCCCATCTTGTTGAATTATAACGGCATTATTTTTACAATGACATAAACGAAAAAAAAATAAAAGAGAATAGATTTTCATACGTCTATGTAATGCGAGTGGTCCGTGTCTTTGCGGGCATGGGTACACTCATTTACCATAAATAAGGAGAAAATAAATTATGGCTTTTGAATTAGGACAAGTAATTCAGGGACGCCACCTCGTAGCAGGTGACATGTCCGGTGAACTACAGGTATCCGCAGTAGGCGGACACAGCGGCGACCTTGATGCCGTTCTCGCTGGCTTGAACAGCGACATTGAAGCAGAGGAAGTTGCTCGCGCAGCTGCCTTTGCAGCAGGTGAAGCAGCAACAAACGCTGGCTTTACATCCATGGGCGCTCGCGTCGATGCACACGAAGCTTCTGCTGACACTCGTATGGGTGCTGAAGAAGTTGCACGTGCTGCAGCCGACACATCTCTCACGACTCGTCTCGCAGCGGAAGAAGCGGCTCTCGCAGCAGAAATCGCAGCAACAGCAGCAGACTTCGTGTCTGCAGACGCTCGTTCCACAAGCGGCGAAGCAGCTCTCGCAGCTGAAATCGCAGCAACAGCAGCAGATTTCACATCCGCTGACCTCCGCGCTTCCAACGGTGAAGCAGCTCTCGCAGCAGAGATTGCAGCAACAGCAGCAGACTTCGTGTCTTCTGACGCGCGCGTTCTCGCTGACGAGGCTGCTCTCGCAGCTGAAATCGCTCGCGCAGGTGGTGTTGAGTCCTCTTTAGAGACTCGTCTCGCAGCTGAAGAAGCAGCTCTCGCAGCTGAAATCGTAGCAACGACAGCAGATTTCGTATCTGCAGACCTCCGCGCTGCCAACGGTGAAGCAGCTCTGACGGCCTACTCTGGCTCGCAGGCATCAGTCCGTGCTTACGATCAAGTAATCATCAATGACCACTTCACTGATGTATACGTAGCTATGGGTGCTCACGAAGTATCTGCTGACGCACGCATTGGCGCTGAAGAATCTGCCCGTGCAGCTTTCCAGACATCTTCTGATGCGCGCCTCAGCGCTGACGAGATTGCCTTGAACGCAGCTGACGCTTCCATTGAGACTCGTCTCATTGCTGAAGAAGCAGCTCTCGCAGCTGAAATCGCAGCAACAAACGCTGATGTCACTTCTATCGATCTTGCAATTGCAGACGAAGTAGCCCTTCGCGGCGGAGCCGACGCGTCTCTCACGACTCGTCTCGCTGCAGCGGAAGCTAAAGAAGCAGCAGATTTCGTATCTGCAGACGCAGCTGCAGCAGCTGAGCACGTAGCAGTAAGCGCAGCCTTCGCATCCGGTGACACTCGTCACGGTGTGGAAGAAGCAGCCCGAGCAGCAGGCGACTTATCTTTGGAAACAAAGATTGACGCTGACATTGCAGCATTGGTTAACTCTGCTCCAGCACAGCTTGACACTCTCTTAGAGATTGCAAACTCTTTGAACAACGATGCTAACGCATTCAACACTCTCAATGGACTCATCTCCACCGAGAATGCTGGCCGTGTAGCAGCACTTGCTTCCGCAGACGCTCGTCAGGGTGTAGAAGAGGCAGCACGCGCAGCAGCAGACGCATCTCTCACGACTCGTCTCGCAGCAGCAGAAGCTGAAGAAGCAGCTGATATGATCAGCTCTGACGCACGCGTTCTTGCAGTAGAAGACACTGGTGTCCAGAAGGTTTCCTTCGACGACGCAGCTGGCATCTACAGCATGAGCTTCGGCGCAGGCAAGCCATCGATGGAAATGTCCCTCGACGGTGGTCAGATCAAGGTTGAGTTCAAGGTTGCTGTATAATACAGCTTAGTTCTTGTGAACTACTTAATCTTTTAGATTAAAATTTGAAGGGGGTGGTCTTTAGGCCACCCCCTTCATCTATATAATATGAAACAATACAACGAAGGGTGTCAAAAATGAACAAAAACTATAAAAAGTTAATATTGAAATATCAATATCTCTTAGAAGAATTACAAGACACAGAAGACGATCTACAAACAGTTCAAACTCTCTTCAATAAAGAAATTGAAGATGATGAGCGTACATCAGCTTGGAACGATCATGCTGAAGAATTGAACGAAAATGAAGCTGCAGAAGAAAAACAGGAAGCCTCTGACGATGACGATTGTGGCGACGATGAATCCATGGTACATCCAAAAATAATGAAAACAATATATAGGAGATTGTCTAGAGTTTGCCACCCTGATATATCAGCTGATCCTAGCTCCGAAGCAACGTTCGTGGAGCTATCCGCTGCATATGCCGAACAAAATTATCTTCTCATGCTAATATTGGCTATCGAACTAGATGTCAATATAGACGATCTTAAGAGGCAAATATCAAAAAAACACTTCAAACATTTTAAAAAATCGATAAATAAGCTTGAAGAAAAAATATCCAAACATCAAGGTTCTTTCGCATGGATGTGGTATAACGAAGAAGATGAGAAAAAGAAAGAGGCGATCAAAGAACTGTTTTTGAGAACAATTGACAATATGAGACAAAAAGAAGGGAGATCGAAATAATGTCAGAAAACAATGAAATAGAAAATTACATCTTAAAGCATATGGAATATGTGGATGTAACTCTCACGGTCCGCGCCGACGACGCTAAATTGCTATGTCGTTCTGCTTTGGCCATGATGGTCAATAATTATGAAAAAGAGCATTCCAAATATGCTGTAGCTATCAACAATCTACTAACTGAAGGAAATGCAAAACAAGTTGAAAAAAATATAGTGGAATATATTGCTTTTATTGATGAATATAGGGATTCTTTAGTTGAACTCGACCGCGCCGTAAAAGCGTATGTTGCAAGAGAAACAGCTGAAGTTTCTGCAAACTTCCCCCTAGACGAAAAAATTGATTTAGATGATTTTAACGCACAACTAGCGGAAGCTTCGAAAAAACAACAAGAAGAGATCAAGAAACATAATTCAAAAATTAAAAAATCAACAAAGAGAAAAACAAAGAAATAACACATAGATAGGAGTAAAAGATATGCCAGGAGGAAAAACAAATTCATCGCCAGTCGGTACAAGTTTCATATCACACAATGTAGGCCTTTATAACGTTGGGTCGTACCAAGTTAGTAGTGTACCATTCTTGTCGAGTTCGATAACTGCACAGGCGGATGGAGATATAATCGCCGTTGAATTCCCAAAGGTTACTAAATTCATAGTAATAAGAAATCTACGGCCGGCGTCTCAAACATCAGCGCCACTTAGGTTTGGATTCTCAGAGAATGGGATCAACCGGGCAAATTATATAACCCTTTTTAACGACGAATCATTCACAGCCGATTACAAAGTTTCAAAGATGTATATACGTGCCGATCTTGCCGCAGCAGCAACTGCCTCTGTTTATGCAGGGTTAACTGGAATTCCCGCAAGTCAACTTACGCACAACTGGACTGGATCCAAGGGTGTTGGGTAGAAATGAGCTTCGGTACATTCAGATCGAGGGTACCTCGTGATATTCTGGCCACTTTAGAGAACACTAAAGAGGAAGCGAAACAATACGCCCAAGAACAAGTTAATCAGTTTTCAAGCTCTATTATGACAGAGGTTCTTCCGAACTTGACAGTTTCCGGGGGAATCTCACCAACTGAATTTGCAGCGTTCAGCGCCTCGTTCTCTCAAAACTTAGTAGCGGTAGAAGTTGGGACGATGGCGTACGCCGATCAGCAGGTTACTAACTTTTCAGCATCTGTCAATGGGAATTTTTCTGACGGCATATCTGCAACTGAATTTGAAGCATTCAGTGCCTCTTTTGCACAAAACTTAACAGCAGTTGGTGCAGCATCAATGGCTTACGCGGATCAACAAGTTCAAGCCGCAACAGGGTCGATGATTGTATCCGGCGCCGTAGACACCACTAGTTTGACCACATTAAGTGGTTCAATGGCGGCGGCCGTCGCTGCAATGGAGCTACAAATGAACACTAATATTGGAAACATTGATACTGGTGCCTCTTCGGCCGAAGTAACAGCTTTAAGTGGCACAGTTGGAACAGAAATAAATCAACTTGTTGACGCTATAGCGACGTTAGAATCAATATCTTCACAATTACAATCCCGTGTATCTTACAATACTGCAATTATTGGAATGCCTGAACATATCATACTTACAAATGACACAGGTACCGAATACTCACTCCACGTTAATGACGATGGAGATCTCCTCTTTGATGCATATGCAAACACTGGTTCGGCATGCAACACTCAACTGGTTGCTCTAGAATATTTGACACTCAAAGCTCCAAATGGCCAGCATTATCAATTGAGCGTTCAACCAGACGGCGGCTTAACATTCGATATCAGCACTCTGCCCACTGGAAGCTGCTAGTGCTCTTTGTAAAATACGTCACCGTTGACTAGTTCTGATATTTGATCATAATCTATAAATAGAGAGAGATGTTTTTCATCTTCTCCCTCTGGGCGCCATATTAAAGAGAGTCGGCGCTCCTCATCATACCAGATCCAATCAAACTCATTACCTAGGTTTATCTCTCTAGAAAAAATACAACTGTATTTGTTTTGAGTCATTCCGACGACTAGATCATCATGAAGTGAATATCCTGTGTTTAATATTAGGTCTTCGCCACAGAATGCTAAGGTATCCTTATCAACTAATTCTAGAAACAAATAGCCAGTAATCATCGTGGTGGATACATCAGCCTCGCACCACCACGTGGAAAGCTCATCTTCGTGACTAATCCAAGAACAATCCATGGAAAAAAAGTATTCTCCAAATTCATTATAGTCATCATCTATCGGCCCACTGCATCCGGATAGAATAGACAAAACAAGTAATGTTATTGATTTATTAATTGTATCTCCTATAGTAATTATCATAGATTACAAAAAAACAATTTTTAATAAAATACTTGCAACACTAGGTACTATTGTGCTAATATTGATTTTGATAATGAATATTGTGCTTCCTTCGTCTAACGGTTAGGACATCGGGTTTTCATCCCGGAAATAGGGGTTCGATTCCCCTAGGAAGTACCAAAAAGATGAGATGTGATGTAATGGCAACATGGAACGCTTTGACCGTTCTTTTCTAGGTTCGAATCCTAGCATCTCAGCCATGGAGGGGGAGAAGGGAGAAAAATGGATACTTTAGGCTTAGTCAGCACTGTCGCTCTAGTGTTTATTTCATGTCGAATGATTTGGAAAATACACGCCAATGAAGCGAGCATAAAACGAATCCTCGATGAATTAAACAAAAATTAAAAAATAGCCGGTATAGCTCAGTTGGTAGAGCACTTCACTTGTAATGAAGATGTCCCGCGTTCGATTCGTGGTGCCGGCACCAATAATTTCTTTAAAATTTAGTTTTTGAAGTTAAATGTAGTGAAACCCGATTATGGGTTGTATATAAAGACATGGGGGTGTAGCTCAGTTGGGAGAGCAGTTGCCTTGCACGCATCAGGTCGTAGGTTCGACTCCTATCACCTCCACCATCTTCTAAAAGGGGCCCTCGCGGGCCCCTTTTTTTTAATAAATTTAGTGAATTTACAAACATAGCCAAAGCTGATAAGATATATCATATTGAATAGTAAAAAAAGAACCAGCGGGTGTAGCTCAGCGGTAGAGCATCGCGTTGCAACGCGAAGGTCGTGAGTTCGAATCCTACCACCGAGACCATCTTTCTGTCTTTACGCAGCTATTTAAAATAATTAATTGTTTTGGAAGCGTGTCCGAGAGGCCGATGGAGCACGATTGGAAATCGTGTGTAGTTCATAGCTACCGAAGGTTCGAATCCTTCCGCTTCCGCCAATAATTTTCCCGCGTCTATATAATATATGAATGACAGCAATACAGTGCTTCTATGTCCACCCATGTTTTTTGATGTGAAATATTCAATCAATCCATGGATGAAGGGTGAAAAAGTCAACACGGCCATGGCAAGAAAACAATGGTTTGAGATGAAGTGGGTACTGGAAGATCTAGGTATAAAAGTGAAGCTCATAGGGCAGGAAAACTATCTGCCAGATATGGTTTTCACAGCCAACGCCGGAACAGTTAAAGACAAAAAAGTAGTCTTAAGTAATTTTAAGCACTATCAACGACAGCCGGAAAGAGAAGTATTTCAGCGTTGGTTTGAGGAATTCGGATATGAAACTCACAAGCTACCAGACGGCATGCACTTTGAAGGCTGCGGAGACACGATTCTATCGGGCAACAAGCTGATTGCGGGGTATGGATATAGATCAGACCTCCGGGCCCTTAAAAAGACCGCTGAGATCTTAGAATTGCAATTAATTTCTCTTAAGCTAAAGAATCCCAACTTTTATCACCTAGACACCTGTTTTAGCCTCCTAAGAGAAGACTTGGCCATATATTATCCCGGCGCATTTAGCGATCACACAATATCGAAAATTAAAAACATAGAACTGTTACCGGTAACGGAGAACGAAGCTAATCAGTTCGCATGCAACTCTATCGTGTACAAAGACAACATATTAATGCCGGCAAAGAATAATCGCCTTGTTGATGAATTGGCAAATTATGGTTACACTGTTAGGCTGATCGACACTTCTGAATTCTTAAAATCCGGTGGATCATTACAATGTATGTCTTTATGGATTTAAATATTAATAGGAATAATATATACTTAATTCGAACCATAAAACTACTTATTACATAAGAGGATAATATAATGAGTAGATCATCGGAGAACGTCAAGCGCTGGCGTAAAGCCACAAAAGATAGAATAGTTGCAGCTTTTGGCTCCCAGTGTGGTGTTTGTGGATATGATAGAACCTCTGCAGCTCTTGAACTCCATCATCTCGACCCTGAAGAGAAGGAATTTTCGTTAGGGTCTGTACGAGCTAACATACGTTCGTGGGCTAAAATCGTAACTGAATGTAGAAAGTGTGTACTTTTGTGCGCAAATTGTCACCGTGAATATCACCAAGGTTTGCTTGAGCTACCAAGCGGTATTGCACGCTTTGATGAAAATTATGTAGACTACAAAGAAGTGAGAAGACGCGACAAAAAAGACATATGTCCTATATGTAATGGTGAGAAATTGGTCGGCTCGATAACCTGTTCACGACAATGCGCGGCCAAAAAGAGGCATAAGATTAATTGGGAAATATATGATAGTGTCTTAAAAGAAGAGTTAAAAAGAGGAAGCTCTTGGGTTAAAATATCGGATAAGATAGGAAACATTAGCGACGTTGCTGTTAAAAAGAGAGCAGTAAAAATAGGATTAATCTAAACTTGACATTCCGGAGTGGCGAAACTGGTAACCGCACTTGACTGTTAATCAAGCGTCATTTATGACTTGGGAGTTCAAACCTCTCCTCCGGAGCCAAGATTAGACCCCATCCTGCCGCCGCAGCCAAAAATATTATTAGTGTTCGTAAGAAATACCGGCTCTATATAGTACATATGAGGAAGTCTAATGAGTATTTTTAGAGAACACAAATCAAAAGTTGATAGAAGTGCAACTGACAGAAAGCGCCACAAAGAAAAGATTGAAAAGGCTATCAAGGAAAGCATAAAAGATGTTGTAGCAGAAGAGAGTATTATTGGCCAGAGTGGCAAAAAGAAAATAAAAATCCCTGTAAAGGGTATAAAAGAATATAGGTTTGTCTACGGTGGCAACGAAAAGAATCAAAAGGTTGGATCCGCCGGCGACATCGACGTTAAGAAGGGCCAAAGGATCGGCAAAAAGACGGCAGAAAGAATGCAACAGGGAAACAAGCCCTCCGACAAAGCCGGCGAAGAATCCTATGAAGTAGAGATAAGCTTAGAAGAGTTAGCTAGTTACCTGTTTGACAGCCTAGAGCTTCCGGAACTAGAAAAGAAGAGATTTAAGTTTGTAAATCAAGAAAAGCTAAGAAGGAAGGGCCATCGCCTCAAAGGCATCCGTTCCAGACTTTCAAAGAAGGAAACTCTTAAGAGAAAAATTAAGAGAAAGAAGCGGGCTATAGCGGCTGGTACCTATAATCCCGACAGCGACGAGCGCTTTCCGTTTCACAAGGACGATTTAAAGTATCACCACGTTAAGCCAAAAAATAAAGAAAATACTGCCGCTGTCATTTTCTTCTTAATGGATGTATCCGGTTCTATGGATCAGGATAAAAAATTCTTGGCAAGAAGCTTCTGTTTCCTCTTGTATCAATTCATTAGGCACAAATACGAAAACGTTGAAGTTGTATTTATCTCACACACCACTGAAGCAAAGCAGGTAAATGAGCAAGAGTTCTTCACTAGAATAACGTCCGGCGGTACGATAATGTCGACGGCCCTAGAGTTAGAGAAAGACCTAATTGAGAAGCAATATCACCCAAGTTCTTGGAATATATACACTTTTTATGCCGGCGATGGTGAAAATTGGCCGGCCGACATCAAAAAGTCTGTAGATCTGCTAGCCGAACTCAAAGAAATTAATCAACTAATTTCATATGCAGAAATAACGCCATGGGATACCAACGGTTGGCAAGATCCCACGTGGGTAGATCCCATGGTACCAAAACCATACCATGCCAGAAGGACCAATCTGAACCCCATGGCGCTGTCGATGTGGGAAGAATTAAATTTAATTGAGGACTCCTCTTTGAAGAGAATAAAGATAGTTAACTCAGAGTCAATATGGCCCGCATTCAACAGGCTGTTCGGAGTAAAGAAATAATGAACGATTGGACTATAGGAGAATTAGAGGACTGGGATAATAAGATCTGTAAGATCGGCGAATCATACGGCCTAGACTGGTTTGACATTGATTATGAAATAATCGATTATCATGAAATGATCGGTGCGATGTCCTACACCGGCATGCCTACGCACTATAGACATTGGTCTTTTGGAAAGTCTTTTGAACTTACTCATGCAAAATATACAATGGGTCAGACCGGCCTACCTTATGAGATGATTATCAACTCAAACCCGAGCATCGCTTATTTGATGAAAGAGAATCCACTAAGCACACATTTGTTAACCATGGCACATTGTGTCGGCCATAGTGATTTCTTTAAGAACAACAGAATGTTTAAACATACAGATCCAGACAACGTGATCAATAGGTTCAAGTTAGGCGCTAAGAGGATTCAAGAATATCTCGGAGATCCATCGATAGGTGTAGAGAAAGTAGAAAACATTATAGATGCATGTCATGCAATAAAGTACCAAATCCCCAGAACCCCTGGTATCATAAGACGAAGCAATGATGAACTTAGGGCAATTTATGCGGAGAAGATGCTTGATGATGAGGATGGGATATACGATGATATTAATCTGGATAAGGTGCCCCTAGAACGAGATTATAATTTACTAGCATTCATCAGAGAAAACTCTCGTAATCTTACAGATTGGCAGAGAGATGTAATGTTGATTGTAGAAGAGAATTCTCAATATTTCCTTCCACAAGCTTATACGAAAATTATGAACGAGGGTTGGGCCGTCCTAATTCATGAAAAAATAATGAAAGAATTAGATCTCCCACATAAACATCATTTGGCTTTTATAAAATTACATAATCAGGTCGTCCGCCCACATTTGGGTAGTGTAAATCCTTACCACCTAGGCTATACAATTTTTAAGAAGATAGAGGAAGCTGAAGGCCTAGACGCTTGTTTGTTAGCCCGCGAAGTACATAATGATGTTTCATTTTTAAGAAAATACTTAGATGAAGAAACTTGTAGGGAGTTGAATTTATTTGCTTTTTCCTTTAAAAAAAGAAACAATCAGCATACTATAGATGATGTTTCTAATGAAGACGGGTGGACGAACGTCCGCGACGCTCTAATTAGTACAGTTGGATTGAACTCTGTGCCGGTTGTGTATGTGGAAGAGCTAATGAAGGACAGCACACTACGTATTATACATGAGCACGATGGTCGCGATATAGACCTACGTGACGCGCAAAGAGTGTATGACCATATAAAACAACTGTGGGGAGACGATGTACTCTTTACAACAATAATTGAAGAGGAGCCATGGGAATTCTAAAATGAAAAAATCAACAAAATTTCTTAAGGAAATAGACAAACACAGCAGTCGTAAAAGAGCTGAAAAATTTGAAGGAACTTTGGGAGAATATATCAATCTTCTAGAAGTCAATCCTTCAGCTTGTGATTTAGCTCACAAGCGACTCTATGAGGCTCTTGCTGGCCATGGTATCACTACTATGGCGGAGTCCGACACTAGGTGCAATAAACTTTTTGGCGGAGAAGCAGTAAAAACTTATGATTATTTTCAAAGTAAGTTCTTTGGAATGGAGCGTTCTTTAGCAAAAATCATGAGATTCCTGAGATCAGCCTCTTTAAAAGGTGAAGAAAGCCGACAGGTTTTGCTTTTACTCGGCCCAGTTGGCGCCGGCAAATCTGCCCTTGTAGAACACATCAAGCGCGCCCTAGAGAATTCCGGCCCGATGTATCACATTGCAGATTGTCCAATACACGAGGAACCCCTCCATTTGATCCCGCGTGGTTTAAGAGCCTCTTTCCAAGAAATTTATGGCATCAAAATCGAAGGTGATTTATGTCCCGTCTGCCGGCACAATCTCTTGAATGAACACGCCGGCGATTACATGAATGTTCCAGTTTCAGAGTCGACCTTTTCAATTAGAGGCCGCCGCGGCGTCGGTGTTGTACCACCAATGGATGCCAATACACAGGATACATCGATCTTAATAGGTACTGAAGACATTTCGAAATTGGATCTATATCCAGAAGATGATCCCCGTGTCTTGAGTCTTAATGGGGCATTCAACGTAGGTAATCGCGGCATTGTAGAGTTCGTTGAGGTCTTCAAGAATGAAATCGAGTTCTTGCATACCATGATTACGGCAACTCAGGAAAAATCAGTCCCTTCCCCGGGCAAGCAGGCCATGATTTATTTTGATGGTGTAATCCTCTCTCACTGTAACGAAGCAGAGTGGAATAAGTTCAAGTCTGAGCACACTAACGAAGCAATCTTGGATAGAATTGTACGCGTTAACGTGCCGTACTGCTTAGAATACGCAGAAGAAGAGAAGATTTACAAAAAATTAATTGGTGAATCTGATTTTGAGTGCCATTTTGCGCCTCACACACTAGAATTTGCCTCCATGTTTGCTGTTCTTTCCCGCCTCAAGCCAACGAACAAAGTAGATCTTCTTACGAAGATGAAAATATACAACGGTGAAGAGATTGTTGAAAAGGGTTCTGTTCGCAAACTTGACATTGATGATCTCCGCGAAGAGGTAGTTGATGAAGGGATGACGGGTATTTCTACACGTTTTATCATGAAGGCTATCGACAATGCATTGTCGGACTCAGATAAGAACATGATAACTCCAATCTCTATTCGCGACTCACTTGTAAAGCAGGTGAAGGACCAGATTGTAGATCAAGAAACTAGAGAAACATGCTTGATTTTCTTACAGAAAATTCTTCACGAAGAGTACCTAAGAATTCTAGAGAAAGAAATAACAAAGGCTTTTGTTTCCGCATATGACGAACAGGCCGAAGCTTTATTCAATAACTATCTCGACCATGCCGAGGCTTACGTGAACGCCACAAAGGTTAAGGATCGGGTTACGAAAGAAGAGATCAATCCCGATGAGAACTTCATGAAATCAATCGAACAGCAGATCGGTATACAGGGTAGCGCTAAAGATAATTTTAGAAGCGACATTACTGCTTACATGTTTGCTATGCTCCGCCGCGGCGAAGTCATTGACTGGAGAAGTTACGGGCCCCTACGTGAAGCAATTGAGAACAAATTAGTAACATCAGTGAAAGATATAACAAGAATCGTTACAAAGTCTAAGAGTAGAGATAAGGGCCAACAGAAGAAATACAATGGTATGGTAGAAACTCTAATAGAAGACTATGGATACACCGAAGACTCTGCAGAGGAAATTATCAAATTTGCTGCTAATAATTTGTGGAGAGATTCGTAAATAAAAAGTGATATATGACAAAGACTATCTATGTGCTAGACACTAGTGTTTATTTAACAAACGCTGATTCAATTTTTTCCTTCAACGATAATGATATAATTATTCCGCTGAAGGTATTAGAAGAGGTAGACAAGCATAAGAAGCGCCAAGATGGCGCCGGCTTGAATGCTAGAACGATAATTCGAATATTAGATTCCCTAAGAGAAGAGGGCAGCCTCTATGAAGGCGTCGGCTTGGGCCCGGGCCTGGGAAAAATCAAGGTAAGAGGGATAGAGACAGTTCATACAGACCAGTTCCCTAAAGATCTGAATATGAACGTTCCCGACCATATGATCATCGCGACAGCTCTGTCTGAAAAGATAGATAGTCCCGAAAGCGAAATTGTGGTTGTCACGCGTGACATTAACATGCGCGTAATCTGTGACTCTCTGGGTCTGTCCTGTGAAGATTATATTGACAATAAGATTGTTAAGAGTGGCGAAAGTATTTTTACAGGTCACGTGGCGCACAGCATAGAAGACTCAGAAATCGATGCACTCTATAGCGGTGAAGAGATATACTTAGATCCTGAAGAGATTGAAGTCTTTCCAAATCAATTTGTAATGTTGAAATCAAACATCAATTCAAAAAGAACGGTTTTGACACGATTTGTAAATTATGTTAGCCCTCTCGTCCGCGTCGCCGCTAACAGGGCTGGTGTCTGGGGGGTGAAACCTAGGAACAGGGAACAGACGTACGCCCTAGATATCTTGATGAACCCAGATATATCCCTAGTTACGTTGATAGGCAAGGCCGGCTCCGGTAAGACTCTTTGTGCTATAGCCGCGGGAATACAGCAAACTTTAGATCCAACATCGGGTGATGCTGGCGAACCTAGATACACTAGAATGATCGTTTCTCGCCCCGTTCAGCCGCTAGGAAAGGATATTGGTTTCCTTCCCGGCACCCTGGAAGAGAAGATGCACCCATGGTTGATGCCGATTCAAGATAATCTGCAGTTCTTAATGGGTAACGACAAAGCAACGCTAGAAATGTACATGGAGCAGGGCACAATTGAGATAGAAGCTCTGACCTATATCCGCGGCCGCTCGATAGCAAATGCTTTTATTATTATTGATGAGGCTCAGAACTTAACAACTCACGAATTAAAGACTATTATTACAAGAGTTGGTGAGGGTACTAAAATTGTATTGACCGGTGATGTCGAACAGATTGATAATACATATATCGATGCTACTAGCAACGGTTTAACGCATGCAGTTGAGAAGTTTAAAGAAGCAGACCTAGCAGCCCACATCACCCTCTTGAAAGGTGAGAGATCTAAAGTTGCAACCCTCGCCGCAAAAATCTTATAGGAGAATAGAATGAGCACAGAAGAGAATCCAATATTAAAAGAAGTAGTCGAGCAGGATTCACCATTAAAAACTTTAGTGGTTAATTATGTCGGCACAGTACACAGTCCAGAAAACGGAGAAATTACCGTAGAAATGATTGTAGACACCATGGTTAAAGAATTTCCAGAATTTTTGATGGTTATCGCAGAAGAAAACTGGATTAGAGGATATCACCAAGCGCTGGGCGATGTCGAAGAGGGCGAACGTTTGGCACAGGAACAATCCACTACTCCCGAGCAAACTGAAACGACTGAAGAAGTCCCCGCCGCAGCAGAATGATGAGAGATTTTGTAAAAGAGGCCGCATCACAGCCTAGGCGTGAATATCATATATACAATGATATCAACGTCTTAATCAAGGATTTCCCGCAGTCCGAAGAGGTTGATATTCCGGCCCTTTTATCAAAAATAGAATACACACTACCCAGATACTACTTCGATAATATTGACGTTGTTTATGTCGGCGAATTCGAAGATTTGGGTGATCGCAATGCTGCATTTTTAGATGGCGCTATCTATATGACGAGCACAGAACCAACAACACATGATATGTTAGAAAATATTGTACATGAGGTTGCGCACTCCCTAGAGGGCGATCATGGTGATATGCTGTATGGCGACCAGAAGGTTATTAGCGAATTCCTAGGAAAAAGAGAAAGACTTAGGTTAATTCTAGAACAAGAAGGTTACACAATCCCTGAAGAGTTCTACGAGCAGACCGAATACAACAGAAATTTTGATAAATTCCTAATGAATACGGTAGGGTACCCTACATTAACATATCTGACAATGGGCCTGTTTGTTAGCCCATACGGTGCCACTTCTTTGCGAGAGTATTTTGCAAATGCTTTTGAGCATTTTTATATCAATGATCGCGAAGATGTTAAGAAAGTAAGTCCGCAAGTTTACTTGAAGATTGACTATTTACATAAAACAGGAGAGTAATATGTTAAACACATTCAACGAACTTAAAAAGGAATTATCCCTAGATACCAGCACGAACACCTTGACAGTGACAATTGGCGTACCAAAGAAGACCAGAAGAACCTCATTGATTGTCGTAAAGGGTAAAACCGTTAAGAATTGGGTAGAGAATTCTGGCTATGTTGTTGTCGATACAATTAAATCAAATCGTATCGACAATAGCGAAAGCGTAGCCGACAACACTTGGGTATATGAAGTGGAGAAATTGATTCAGGCCACCCAGCCGACAAAAAATGAAAAAGAAGACCCTCAGTTGGCCGCAAGACCAGAAAATCAAGAAAAAGAAGAAAAAGCTATTGACAATTCTGAAGCAGAGGCTATAATAGAGACTAAGACAGTGCAAAAGCGACCTAAAACTCGCAAAAAGGGAACTAAGACAGTTCGGAGCACTAGAAAAGAGGATTAGTGTCTGCAAAGAAACATATATCTTTTAGCGAGCTAAAGGATTGGAAATTATGTCCGTTTTATCACAACTTAGCATGGATCAAGAAATTAAGCTCGTTTGAGGGCAATGAATACACCGCTTTTGGTACGGCTATCCACGACACCTGTGAGAAAAAGCTTCTAGAAAAGGGTTTTGACGAGAAGGAGCATTTTCTGACTTCTTTCAAG